AAAACATTTCTTCAGGAATGGAGCAAGTAATTTGGCAAGGTGATACTGCTTCAACAGGTAACCAAGTATTGAAGCAAATGAATGGTTGGTTGAAAGTAATCGATGCAGCATCTCCAGTGTACGCAACAGCAACAGCAGCTATCACTACTGCTAATGTTATTGGTATCTTTGATGATGTTTACACTAAGATTCCGGTAGCTTTATTGGCAAGACCTGAGTATCCATTAGTAGCATTCTGTGGATGGGATACATTCCGTAAGTTGATCATCGCTCTTAAAGATGCTGATAATTTTAACTTCAATGTAAACACTACTGATGCTTACAAGACTGGCGAGATTACATTACCAGGTAGCGGATTGATGGTGAAAGCTGTGCATGGTTTGAATACTATTGCAACATCTCAAGCTAAATACAATGATCGTATCGTTTGTACTTATCCTCAGAACTTAGTATACGGAACTGACTTAGCTAACGAATATGAAGAAGCTAAATTTTGGTATTCAGCAGATGATCAGAACGTAAAAGGTTCTATCAAGTGGAAAGCAGGATGTGAGATAAACTTTGGATCTGAGATCGTGACTTACAAAAATTCTTAATTAATCGGGAGAGGGTAACACCTCTCCCTTAAATACTTATAACAAATGGCTTGTACAATAATAATTAGCGGAGTAGAAATCGATTGTGCTGATGCAATTGGTGGAGTAGCTGAGATTTATCTCACCGAGTACACCAATGTTCCTCAAGGGAATATCACAGCGACATCAGGAGTTATTACTGCAATGACTTGTTCAAGTGGTAAAAAGTTTTGGACATTCCAATTGGATAAAGAGAATGGTCAATTCATGTCTACACCTCAAAGAAGTGTTGAGAATGGTACATTATTTTATGACCAATCTGTTACATTTACATTGAAAGGTAAGATGACTGCTGCAAGAAGAAACGCATTGCATATCTTATTACAGAATCGTTTAATGGTTATCGTAAAAGATAACAATGGACTTTACCAATTGATTGGACAAGTTTACGGAGCAGATGTAACAGGTGCAGAAGGAACAACAGGAAAAGCATTCGGAGATATGTCGGGTTATACATTGACAATCACCGGTAAAGAGAAAGATCCTGCTAACTTTGTAACCGCAGCATTGCTAACAACATTAACAGTACCTGCTTAACCTTTTTATTTCATAGTTTTTAGGTTTAGAAAAAGAGGAGTGAATCGTAAGGTTCGCTCTTTTTTTTTACACAAAATCGTATTTTCTTATACTTATTTATGATGTTTGTAATCACAAAGAATACTAATACTAATTTGATCTGCACATTGCAGGAGAAAGTGACTATAACAAGTCCTTACTATTTGTTTGTGTTTACTAATGATGTAACCGATGTAAGTGTTACTTTCTTACAGTCAAACATCAGTACTCACCAGGAGAGATATGATGAGTTCATACTAACAGAAACAAGCGGAACAATAAACTACTCAAGTGGAACAATTGAATTGTTACCATTAGGCAGTTGGACTTATAAGATATACGAACAAGCATCAAGCACCAATCTGATTGAAGCTAATGCAGGTAATTTATTAGAGATAGGAATGGCTAAGGTAATCGGAACAAACGAATCTTACTCAACCTATAATGGTCAGGATATAACATATAAAGTACATGAGCGAAACCAGTAACGTATTATACATAAAGTTTGAGAATCATAAAGTTCCCGAATTTAAAGAGGTAAAAAATAAGGAGTATATCTACTTCGGTGAGGATAATAACTATCCCGATTACCTTATAGAGTTATATCTCAGATGTGCTAAACACAATGCTATCATCAATGGTAAGACTAACTACATCTATGGTGGTGGTTTAGTGACTGATGATAAGACCTCAACAGTTAATCAGAAAGCAATTACTCAGAAGTTTATTAGTAAGCTGAAACCTTTTATCAATGACATGATTAAGGATTTTGAGTTATTTAATTCGATTGCAATCGAGATAATTTATGATAAATTGGGGAATGAAATCGCTGATTTCGCATATATGCCCATCAGTAAGATCAGAACCAATGCAGATGAATCAGTATACTTCTATTCAAACGATTGGAAACAATCCAAACAAACAGAAGAAAAAACGGGATTTAAAGAGTTAGCACCATTCGATTATGAGAACAAAGTTAAGGGAAGTCAGTTGTTCGTGTTTAAGCTGAAGTCACCTAAGAATGGAGTTGATAAGAACGTATATGGTATACCGAATTATATCGGAGCAACATCTGCAATAGAGACAGACATTGAGATATCTAACTTCCATTTGAATAACATCAAATCGGGATTCTCAATGGGACAGATTATATCGTTCAACAATGGAGTTCCTCCAACAGAAGAAGCAAAGAAGCAGATTGAAAGACAGATAAAGCAGAAAGCTACCGGAACAGATAAAGCAGGTGGACTTGTAATTACGTTCAATGCATCTCAAGACAATGCTCCTACAATACAGTCATTCAGTCCGAATGATTTAGATAAGCAGTTCATTGAGATAGGCAAACGAGTTGATCAGGAGATATTCACATCTCACAACATTGTTAGTCCAGTATTATTCGGAGTAGCAACAGAGGGAGCATTAGGGCAAAGGAATGAGATGTTAAATGCTTATGAGTTATTCCAATCAACATACATCAGTATTAGACAAGGTATCTTAGAGGATATTATCAATCAGTTCTCTTCATTCTTTGGTATTGCTAACTATATCTACTTTAAGAAATCAACACCGATAAAATCATTACTACCTGATAGCATTATTCAGAAGGTATACGATGCGTATCCAGTTGAGCAGATCATCGATATGATGGGATTGCCACAGATTGATAATAGTTATAAAGTAGGATTATCTGCTGAAAAAAAAAAGTGTGAACATCAGTGGTTTGATAACATCGGAATAAAGGCATCTGATTGTACCATCTTATACGAAAGAGATTATGAAGGGCAGAGCGATGAGGATTGTATTGAGACATTTAAGAAAGAGAAATTTGCTGAAGAATTACTGACTAATGAGAAAGCTATTATAGACCTTTTAAGCAAGGATGTATTAACACCAAGTGAAAGTATAGCAAAGGTATTAAAGATTAGCACAGCCGAAGTAAATGACATCATTACATCATTAGTTGAGAGGGGTTATTTAAGTTCGGGAAGTGAACCAACAAAGAAGGGCGAGAAAGCAAGTGAAGATTCAAAGACTGACAATATCGAAGTTAAGTATCGTTATGGATGGATAGCAGGATTCGATGCAACAGACAAAAAGAATAGCAGAGAGTTTTGTGTTGATATGCTGAACAAAGATAAGCTATACTCAAGCTCAGAGATTGAAAGATTAAACAATGAGCAAGGATTAGATGTGTGGGAATCAAGAGGTGGATGGTGGAATAAAGGTGGTGTAAGTGTTCCATTTTGTAGACACATATGGAAACAAGTAGTAATAAAAACAAATTAAAATGGCAGAAATATTATTCATATCAGAGCAGTACATTAAAGATACATCCTATATCGATGAGAATGTAGACATCAAGTTATTGCGTTCAAGTATCTTAGAGACACAAGATATCCGTATCTTATCTATATTAGGCACAGCTTTATACAATGACTTAAAGAGTAAGATCTCTAACAATACAGTCAATTCAACCACTGGCTATAAGACGTTATTAGATACCTATGTATCACCTGCTTTAAAGTATTGGGTGTTACATGATGGAGCGTATATCTTACAGTATAAAATAATGAACAAAGGAATAGTTACTCGCAGTTCTGAGAATGCTGAGACAATCGGAGTAGCTGAGTTAGATAGATTAATGGCATTCTTTAAAGACAGAGCAGAGTTCTATTCTGATCGTATTACCAGGTACTTATTAGAGAACGATACTACCTATCCATTATACAATGATGCAGGGAATGGTATCGATACAGTTCAACCGGTGGTAAATAATTTTACTCAAGGGTGGTTCTTAGGGGATAGTGGTAATACTTATGGATTAGATATTGATTATGGTAAACTTAATAACTGTTAGATGAAACGAGACATATCTAAAAAAGTAGAACAAAAAGTTAAGGACTATTTTATAAAGAAAAAGAATGACATTAAATCAAATAGTTCAGCAGCTTCAAGAAATAGCAAATAATCACCTCCAGGTTAATACATGGGGATTTGGTGACATTTGGGAGATAGCTGCAAGTGGTGACATTCAGTATCCATTAAATTGGGTAACATTAGAAGGAGTGGATGTAAGTACTTCTGCAAAGACTGAGACTTATAAGTTCTCTTTGCTTTTTATGGATGCTGTGAAGAATGGCGAAGTAAACGAGACAGAAGTACTATCGGATCAGTTGAGTATTGCAAAGGATTTCTTAGCACAATTAAAGCATCCTTCATACGATTGGAACTTCCAGGATAACGTAAGTACGTTGGAAGATTTCACAGAGAGATTCGTAGATAGTGTATCGGGATGGAAGATGAGTATAGCTTTTGTACTGCCATTTACGAGTGATCGATGTGCAATGCCATATGTAGGTAATGTATCACCGAGTGCTGTCTGTCCAGTTGTAACCATATACAGTTCAACCGGAACGATCATTACAACAGTTGCAGCAGGAGGAAGTTATACAACAGCAGCAGCAAGCTGCTCAGGAACATATGAAATCTATGTAAATGGAGTATTGAATCAGAGTGGAACATCGACTAATTTTGTAACAGAAACATTTAATATAACTGCATAATGGCATTAACAATAAATCTAACAGGAGTAGAGGCAACATCAAACAAAGATACCGATGGTACACTTGCTTTAAATAGTGATACCAAATACCCTTCACAAAAAGCAGTAAAGACTTATGCAGATACAAAACAAGCTATTTTAACAGCAGCCAATGTCCATACTTTTGTTGATAGTTTAACAGCAATGACTACACCTGTTGATGCTGATAGAATGATTATTGTTGATAATTCTGCTTCACTTGCAAAAAAAATAACTTGGGCAAATATTAAAGCTACTTTGAAAAGTTATTTTGATACTATTTATGCAACATTAGCATCTCCGACATTTACCGGTACAGTTACATCACCTGCAATAATATTAAGTTCAGAAACAGCGAGTACAATAGCATCGTTTGATGCGAGTAAAAATGTAAAAAGTTTATCGACTGCAACATATCCATCATTAACTGAATTAAGTTATGTGAAGGGAGTAACAAGTGCGATTCAAACTCAATTAGGAACTAAAGAGGCAACAGCCAACAAAGATGCATCGGGTGGGTATGCTGGATTAACTTTATTTAAGATTAATTTTAAGAACGTAGCAAACACATTCACATCATTTTTTACAAATAGTAATACAGCATCAAGAACATATACATTTCCAGATAGGGATATGACAATGACCGACAATGGGATTGTTATAATTACCGATTGTACCCCAACAAGTCCAGCGGATGCAACAACATATTTCAGTGGTACGGGGTTTCAAAGAACAATGTCTACATCAGCAAACCGTAGAAAAATATTTATTCAAAAAACGGGAGTTTTAAAATCGGCATATATTTTTGTTATAAATTCTAGTTCTATTTCTACAACGGAAACATCAACTATTTATTTTAGATTAAATGACACAACCGACACAGCAATTAATGCCGTTGTAACAACTGACCAAATATTTCAAGTGTTTTCAAATACGGGTTTATCTGTTGCGGTAACGGCTGGTGATTATTTTGAAATAAAATGGATTACACCAACGTGGGTTACAAATCCAACATCATTAGAATTACAAGTTCAATTATATTTTGAATAAAATGGAAACAACATATACATACAAGTTACAAGGAGATGGCAGAGATTCGTGGAGAGTAGAAACACCCGAAGGCGAAATCTTTATGGTTTACGAAGACCCGACAAGAGTAGAAACGCTAAAGGAAAAAGCTATCCGTTTGTCGAATGAGTTAAATGATATTATAAACCAATTAAAAAAATAACTCTCCGTTATGACTAAATTATTAGATTATTTTGATGTACCCGTTTTGCATTTTATTGCTATTGCAATTACATTTACCGATATTGAAAATGCTTTAAAATTACTTTCGTTATTGTTAGCAATCGGCTATACTGTTTGGAAATGGAGAAGTGAATTTTTAAAGAAAGGCAAATGAAAAAGAAAACAGAATCCGTTATAACCATAACGAAAGCGAAGAAGAAAGGTGTAGCAAAGAAACATCCCAATAAAAAGGAAAGCAATAAACCATACAAGGCACAAGGTAGATAATGGAAATAACATTAGAGAGAGAAATATTAGAAGAAGGTTTTACATTAGGTAAAATGCTAATCGATAAACAATTCTTTTGCTATACAGTAGAGGATAAAGTAAGACCCGAAAAAATTAAAGCTGTAACTGCTATACCATACGGACGTTATAAAGTTATCGTAAATATGTCTAATCGATTTAAAAAGAATATGCCTTTATTATTAGACGTTCCTTTTTTTGAAGGCATCAGAATACACGCAGGAAATACGGCATTAGATACTGAAGGATGTATTATTGTTGGAATGGTAAGAACTGAAAACGGAGTAGGAATGAGCCGAATAGCATTTACTAAGTTGATGGAAAAGCTAAAAGGTCAAAATAATATCTATCTTACAATAAAATAAAAAAGCTAATAACAATTTCCATAAAGTTATCCCATTAGGAAACCTGTTGATTCAGGTACTCGATTATACTCGTAGAAAACATTGCAAAGATATGAATAAAATTAAAGAAATACTTAATAATCTTTTAGATTCTTTTAAAACTAATTCCGGTGGTTATTCCGCTCGTAAGATTTCTGCTTTTGTAATTATCGTTATGGTTGTATCTCTACATATCAAATGGTTTCAGAGTGATAAATGGGAGTATGTCGGTGAGATATTAGCATTAGATTTCGCTTTTGTTTCCGTTGCTTTGGGAATGACCACATACGAAGCAATAAAGAAAAACAGCCAACCAAAGGAATAAAGACTACATTTGCATAAACTAATATAAAACATATGGGACATTTTAAACGAGTATTCTTCGACATTGAAACATCTTATATGACCGGTTGGTTCTGGAGACCATCATTCAAAACATCTATAACATATGACCAAGTATTAAAAGATAGTGCAATTATTTGCATTTGTTATAAGTACGAAGGCAGTCCAAAGATATACCATCTCAAATGGGATAAAGGATGCGACAAAGAGATGATTAACAAATTTGTTAATGTCATTAATGATGCAGATGAAGTAGTAGGTCACAATTCTGATAAATTCGATTTGAAGTGGATTAGAACACGATGCTTAATTCATGGTCATAAATCATTACCTGAGTTTAAATCTATCGATACGTTAAAGATTTCACGCCAAAAGTTTAACTTCCCATCTAACAGATTAGATGCAATCGGCAAGTATTTAGGATTCGGAGGTAAGAAAGATACCGGAGGCATCCAGTTATGGCATGACATCATTCAAAGAAATAGCAGTAAAGCTATGACATTAATGGTTGAATACTGTAAAAGGGATGTGGAACTATTAGAAAAAGTATATCTAAAGTTAGAAGGATTTGCTAAACCAAAAACACATATTGCAGTCTATGAAGGTGGAGACAAATGTGATTGTCCATATTGTGGAAGTGAAAGTACTCAACATCGGAGAGTTCGCATATCTAAATCAGGGAATGAATCTCATGAAATGTCTTGTAATTCATGCAGGAAATACTATCGGATAACAAATTCAGAGATGAACTTTAGAACAATTCGAAGTCAAAAAAGAGAGATTAATCGATTAAATGAGTTAAATAATAAGAAAAAACTATTTCTTGAATAATGAGAGTAATCAATGACATCCAGTTAGAGATCACGCAGATTATCATTAAGAAAAATAATCTATTGAGCAGAAGGGATATCTGTTTATTTAAGAGAATTATCTTTATTACAAAGATTCTATCCGTATCTGAGGAAACGTATCTCGTAGAGAATAACTATGTAAAATGCTCAGCTTTGTACCTGGATGACGAAGGATGGATTAAAGTAAAGGAAAATTATACTGAACTATCAGAAATGCATTCAGATTGGTTTGATCGTAGTGTTAAGGAAAGTGAGGAGAAAAGTGTAACATAATACACTATTGATTGAAATATAAACTAAATTAACTACAAAAAGTATCATAAGTGCTTTATACTGCTCTATTCCTTAATTCCTTAATTCAGTCCAAACAAACAATCCAAACAATAATCCGCTAATTGATTGCCATAAACGTACCGATATTTTGCGTTTTTTGATACTTTTGCCTTGTTCCTCAATCAATCTATCTGCTGACTTGTTTAAGGTCTTTAAATCGACTATAATAGATTCATCTATCTTAACTACATTCTGCAAGGTATCAAATGCAGCTTTATATGCTTTCTCGTTTATTGCTGACTTTATCCATTCGTTCATCTCAGGACCAGTGAAACAATACTTAACGGTATCCTTTTGAGCGTAAGAATGAATCGATAAAGATAAGGCGAGTACTATCAGAATTAGTGTAGTGGGTTTCTTCATTGGCTGAGGTGTTAAATATGTTTGTTATGTTTACTTTGGATTTCTCTCTGATGATCTCCTTCTCCTGGATTATACGAATGGTACTATCCTTTACTTTTATGTATGTCTTATACTCGTTTTTTGTAGGATCAGGCATTTTAGTGAAGTACATGAATATAACTATCGCTATAATTCCTATGTAGATGTAATCTCGTTTCATTTATATCATATTAGTAGTCAAAGCAGGATTCGAACCTGCATCTCTCTTTCTCAGAGCTGTTATCCCTAGGTGGTATTTATTCCCACTTACACCATTTGACTATATTAATGTTTTGTATAATACACAAAATCGTTCTTTATGTTTGTATTAACCAACATTATTGATTAAATATAGGGTTAATGTTTATTTTTTTATACATAGAATTAGAGTAACTTATTCTTGTTTAAATGTTTCTTTATAGTATTCATCTGCTGTTTTGTCTTCGAAATATAGACCTTCTTTATATGCATCCCAATAAACACTAATTATCTGCTCCTTCTCCATTGCTTTGGCTTGTTCTTCAATTTCATCAATATAACCTTGCGTTACTCTAATATCTCCCATACCTAAGTGCGCATTTGAATTATGAGCAAGATTCCTTAACTGCTCAAATAACCATTCTGTTGCTGTTTGTTTCATTGTTTGTCCTCCTTGTCTATTTCTATTTGTATTTCAAATGCTGTTGGTGCATACTCTATGCCTTTTATTCTTGTTATTCTTTTATGGGCTTGACTAATCAACACATCTAAATCAGAACGCATTTCATCCTTGCATTGTTCAGTGTATTCTTTGTTAGGATTCCCTAACCACTTTTTTATGAATGCTTCTCTTGTCATATTATTTCTTTTTAAATTGTTCAAACCATTGTTCCATATAAGCATCATATTCAGTTCCATAATCATCATCTTCTTCTATTAGACCATTACCTCCTGCAATAAATGCCTTTCTCATATCTTCCTCACTATAACCTTGCTCCTTCTCCATTGCTTTGGCTTGTTCAAATATCTCAATAGCACTTTCATATCCTTCTGAGATTTCTAATTGACCAAATAACCATTCT